CGTATAAACGTGATTGTATGCGTAAACGATACGATCCGAGCGATAGGTAGCGACATCGGTAACCGCAGTAGCAACGGCCGTAGTATGATCAGTGGCACCCATGATAAACATACGATCACTGGATGCGGCTGCAGAAGTCTTCATAGCAGCCTTAAGGTTTGCACTCGTGTACTCAGCCGGATAAACAATCGCGACACCCTTAAGAGTATCGAGAAGGTTAAGTCCCTTACCAGCACCGAAGTAATCTGCATCCGCAACTGTACCGTCCGAACCAACTACCGACACGTAGCCGGCTACAACTTGACCAAGCGACGTAAAACCATCGGTATCGGCACCATCAACACCGGCCGAAGAGTTGTTAGGACGAGTAGCGGCAAGCTTAACAAGGTCTACCGGACGAGCATCATCAGTACCGACGAGCGTCGCGGTGTTATCCCCACCAACGATATCTACATTCTTGTAGAGCCAAACTTTACCCGTAAGCGTATCCTTGATCGACAGGTCGAAGTGGTTAGCGACTGCATCAGTAGCAGCGGACACTTTCCACTTTAAACTATTACCCCAAGAGCCAACGTTCGAGGCATCGATACGAAGTACTTGTGTACCAGCACCACCAGCGGCGCTCTCAAGAGTAAAGCTAGCCTTTACAGCGGCTGGAGCAAAAACACGAGCAACATACAGACTAGAAAAACCCTTATTGAGAATCGAAGTCCAGACTTTATTGATATTGGTTCCGTTTAAATAACCACCACCAAAAACGTCAATAAACCGTTGCTCACTCGTAATAAGTACGGGAACACCAGTAGGGCCCTTAAGCGTCGGACCAAAAACACCTACAGTATTAAGACTAACCTCTTGAACAGTACCAGGAGGGAGAGTCTCCTTAATATATACGCCTTCAAGCTGAGTAACGTCAGCATCGTTAGTCGTAAACAGTGGAGCAGACATGCTTTAAGCCTCGAAGTAGAATCGCTATTTTTCGCAACGGTTATCGCTTCGTTGCTAGCGTTCGTACCAAGGCTAGGCCGTGGTTCGTGCTCCCTATGGGAGTTTACAGAGTCAAGCTAATAGAGAATCTCTTCGGGCGCAACTTAGGAAGTTGGTTTCTTGGTTGTACCATCTAACTGCACTTCAACAGCATGATGTAGATGGGCAACTAAAAATAAAGATTGCCAATTATGTTCAATAATAGCTTCTAAAGTTAGACTTCCAAAGGTCACTTCAAAATCAATAAAAGTCTGGACTCCTCCAACTGTTATTACTTCCCCAGTAGATGAAACAGTTAAAGTTCCGAGAGATTTATTTAAATCCCCAAGAGTTGGAATTTGTCCGCCGCTTGATCCAGTCAAAGCTCCGAAGGTCAGATTTGCTGATCCGAGAGTTTCTGTAAATCCAGTACCTGTTGAGGTTACTGTAAGTGTATCCAAAGTCTTATTAGCTACACCAGCAATGTCTACTTTGCCTGCAGTAGTTGTAGTGAGAACATTGAAGATCTTATTAGCAAGACCTGCAATATCTACTTTGCCTGCAGTAGTTGTAGTGAGAGCATTGAAGGTTTTATTAACAAGACCAGCAATGTCTACTTTGCCTGCAGTAGTTGACGTGAGCGAGCCAAGAGTAATATTACCTACTCCTGCTAAATCTACTTTCCCTGCAGCACTTGAGGTTAGGCTTCCGAGCGTAAGATTTGCCGCACCTAAAATATCTACTTGGCCAGTTGCAGAATCAGTTAGAGATCCAAACGTAATGTTTGCATCTCCTGCGATTCCTCCTCCGACGGTTTCAACCGTACCATCTGCAGTTACGGTTAATGCGTCTAGAGATTTAGAAAATGCAGCTTGGATATCTACTGCACCAGTAGTACTAGAAGTGAGTGCATCTAATGTAATGCTAGCTGCACCTGCAATATCTACTTTGCCGGCACTCGAATCGGTTAAACTACCAAAGGTAATATTAGAAGTACCATCAGTATTGATTTGTACTTCTTGGAAAATCGCATAGGATCCATGGTAATCGGAAGAAATGCCTAGGGTTGCGTCATATGTTTGTGTACTATTAGCAGTAGTTTGTAACTTGACTTGTGAACCACAACAGGATCCAGAAGTAGTGGATCCGATCTCGGCGTATTGTGCAGTATTCCAAGTACCATTTGTAGAATCGGAATCTCCTGTATACGTCTGAGTAGTTCCAGATTCCATGTAGACCGCTGCTACAAGTGCTTCACCAATATTAACACTTGGAGAAGCTCCTAGAGTTACAGCTGTACCTGTGGCTCCAGCTGCTTTATTTGCTCCAGTCCTAAAATTGGCTCGGAAACCTGCAGCCGCTGTGATTTCCCAAAAGCATCCTGTTTTAGCTACAGTAGCGGCACCAAAAGCGACTGTAATAGTGGTTCCGGTTTGAATTGTTCCGACGTCTTGAACCGTGGAATAAATTGCTCCTTGTACACCTGCACTAGCAGCACCATTATCAAATACTGGACTTTGATGCTTAGTCCACGTATTACCTAACGAATCAGTAACAGTTGTAAAATTATTACTTGATCCGGCTGCAGCAGAGTTATCGGCAGCAATGCAGATAACTATGCAAGCACCAGCTGTACAATTAGATGCCACGGCACAAGTAAAACTTGTACCGGACGTATTATGAGTGAAGGTGCCTCTTGCTGTAACAGTCAGAGACATTTAACCCTTTCACTGATTACGCGTTAGGCTCGTTAAGCGTGAAACTGGTAATCGTAACTTGCTGCGCTGAAGCGATGCTCGTGTTATCAAGCGTCATGTCTCCACCACCACCAGTAGCTGTAACGGTACCCTGCATATGGCAAGTAGTACCGTCCGATGCATAGATACGAAAGTGTGCGGCTGTCCCTGTAGCATCAGCACTTGTGTCTTGCCACGTACCAGACTTACTCTTGGCGCGAGAAGCTGCAGCTGCAAGCCAATCCGAAGGAAGAGTTAGCGTAGCTAATACAGTGCCTGAATCTGCAGTTGCACAGTTAGCCGGAGCGGCACCAGTACGAATCTTAAGAACGGCCGAAGTACCGATAGCGGTTTCGACAGCATCAAGCCGAGCATTTGCAACGGTATCTGACGTTTGAAGAGCCATAAAGAAAACCTCAAGTTTGAGTTAACAAGAGATTTTCTAAACTCTCAACTTATTATCCCTCTTCGATAATCAGACTATCAATTGGATCTTCAGAAAGCCAAACTTGAAGTGATTCAATCGTCGGAGCGTCATTGTCTAACGCTAACGCGGGGTAATCTACATAGATATCTAAAAAACTGAATCGCTTAGATTCAAACGCAAATTCATCATTCCACTCTTCTCCATCAAGCCGCGCCTTAATTTCTGCCGAATAAAGCGAAGGATACCCATCTACTGTTAATGTAGGAGTAGTAACAAAGATCGTTCCTGGTGCCCATTTAGTGCGAAGAAATAAATCTATGATTTTTTGTTCGTAAAGTTCTCGTTCCGCCGGATTAATAGCGTAGAGTTGAATAGAGATCATGCCTGTAAATGAGCCGACATTATAAACTAGTTGTTTATCGTCTGTAACTTCATTCCAATACACTTCATCAGGCTCACTAGGCTCAAAGGTAAACGAGTCTGCAATTAACTTTACAGATAAACAAGGTGCCATTGTTTCGGGACCAGCCGCTACTACACTAACTTTTCCCGAAAGCCCAGTAACGTTGTTTGCAATATAATTAGCGATTGCATCTAGACAAACACGTTTAATACTAATATTAGCCATTGCGATCTCCAAGCGGGCGATTAAGAAAGACTGATAGAGATCGTTGTACCTCTGAGTCCATCAAAGACGCAAGTTGCGGTAGATTTTGCATTACAAAGCGCTTGCCTCGCATTCCTACGCGCTCAAACTTCTTTGCAATAGCCCAAGTGATGTTTTCGGCTTCTCGTTCTAGGTTTTCTGTTTTGCGTCGTCGCATTATTTTATGTGTTCGCAAACTAGAACGACCATTCATTTCTCCGCTTTGGAGTTTTCTCATTACCCAAGCTTTGAGGTACCAGAAACCTTCGCTAGAGATTCTGAAAGGTCTGGCTCCTCGTTCTACGATTCCTGCATAAGGCTGATCATTCACTAGATGGACTTCATTAAGAATAGAAAGCTTAATTACTTTCCATGCATTTCTCAATAAGCCTCTATCCACAGGCGACTTACCTACAATAAAGCTCTTGCCGCGTTGTGCGGCCGAGACCATTGCACGAAGTACGGCCTTAGGCGCCCCTTTCGCATCTGCACGAAGACGGGCACCTAATTGTCCCTCTGTCATCGTGATAGTATCAGCCATTACACCACAGTACCAGCCGAAGTAGAAGTAAGAGATCCAAGAAGTTTACTGAGATCTCCTTCAATTCCACAAACTACAGCCGGAATAAACTCAAGTTCCCAATAAATCTCTTCACGCACTACCAGAGGAATATTGCTTAGTACCCAATATGTCGCGTCTGCTCCTTGGCCGTTGCGCTCTAGAAGTTTATAAAAGCATTGTTGGCCAGGCTGTCTAGGTTCCGCCTGCAGAAAGTTCTCTGTATACGTCAGAGAAATCTCAGTAGCCGTCATTTTACGCTTATCTTCTAAACCGTGTTTGGTAAGTTCCAAACTACCAGAAAACGTAATGTGTGGAGTAGGCGTCATTAAAGTTTCAACATCGGATGGGGTACCAACTCCAACTTCTAATCCGCTCCATGTTCGCAAAACGCGATACATATTATGTGCGGGCAAACCAAACTTGTCCGCCGCTTTTTGCCTAACAGCATCGACCTTGCTAATTAGCTTGTCGATCAAATTAGGCATTACAATTGGACTCCGGTGATAGTACCACCGTAATAATTCTTCTTGATTGGAACTTGAAGAATCGTAGCGATCGCCTCTACCAATCTTCGGCCTTCTGATCGCAAATGACTAAGACCTTGATCACTATCAAGATGAATAGAGCTAACATCAGTCACACCAACTGTCCCTAAGGCATCGGTGATCTTGGTGTCAATATCTGTGAGCGAAGTAAGAATAGATTGGATCTTGGCCATATCTTCAGGAAGAGTAGCTTCTACCGCTTCCATGGCATTTTCCAAGCGCGTCTCTAGTTGCCAGTAACGCGCTCCCCATCCTAGGAGCATCCTGATTCGCGTCTTTTCGGTAGCGGAGAAAGCCACGGCTTACCCCTTTACGCTTGTCTGAGGCGAAGCTGTGAGCTTCTGAGTGGCTTCCTTCTTCTCACGAAGAGCCTTGACGCCCGGAGACTCGTGCGCGGCACGTGCCGTCACGGAAACAATCTTAGATTGCGGAATCGGTGGAGGAGGTACCTCCTCCCAAATTTTGCGATCTTCGGCATGCTTCGGGTGAAGCTGAGGAGCAACTTGCTCTACTGGACTCTTACCCCGTCCACCATTATCCATACGACTTGCTGCAGCCATATAGAGAGGGATTTCACAATCCTGGCCAGGGCCAACAGGATCAAGACCGAGCGCATCTAATTTAATAGTAAACTCGGTAGGATTATGAAATACCATTGTAGGAATTTGAAACTGAGACATCGCGGGATCTTTCTTGGGGGATCAGAAAGAAGAAAGAAAGCCAGGATCCCCGTTTGCGGAGACCCCCCGGAGACGCATCCGGGGATCCTGACAGAGCGATTAGTGCTTAGGTTGTACCCTTAGCGCCACTAACACGACCCTCGATAGTGCCCGAGGTATAGGCCGAGCAACGAAGACGAACAGCCTTAACCGGGATATCAACCTTGGCCGTGCCAGGAGCAGTCAGCGAAGAGCCGAAAGGCACCCAAGTGGGCGAACCAGCCTCGGGATCGTTCGAAACCTCTACGAGAACAGTGCCTACAAAGGTACCGCCTACGAGTGCACCCACAGGCATAATCATGTCGTCTGTACCAAGAGAGCAAATAACTCCTGTACCTGTTACAGAGCCAGACTTGTACGAATAATCGAGAGCCATTATCTTAAACTTTCTTGGAAAGAGGAAAAACTAATCCAGTCAACAAGAGCCACAAGAATTCTCGTGGCGCTTATTAGCCTATTAGCTATTAGAGCAGATCACCAAGTACACCCATGGCATTGCAGCGTTCTACCTGAATCTGAGGATACAGAATCATCTGAATCGGATAGAGATCACCAACTACCGCGAGCGGGTTAAGACGGGCACGGAAGGGGCAAGCACCAGACTGAAGTTGCTCCTCAGGCATCGCTTGCAGCTGAATCATACCGGGTGCACGGTTCGCATCCGTCGGCATGTCATCGAGCGCCCGAAGCTTAACATAATTAGTGTTAAGGAAGCTCATATAACCTGCAGGGTGATTTACCGACGCAACGATCGGGATACCATCAAACTCCAGAGCCTTGTAACCACCATCAAGAGTGATCTTCTGGCCACGGACTGTGATGTCCTGAACATAACGCCGCGAGTCACCAAAGAGCTTGCCATAAGCCTCATGCTGAGTCGAATCACACATGATCAGGTCAGGCATCTCACCGCACGCATCGTAGATCGCTTTGCGCATGTCGCGCATCAGGTCGAACGAGAGAGGACGGCCAACACCACCATTGAGAAGCACGTTCGCTTTCCAATCAGCGTAGGTCGAACGGTTCACGTTCGCATAGGTGCCCGAGTTACTGAGAGGAGCAGCCGCTGTCAGCGTTGCACCGCCATACAGACCGAGCATACGGTTACCCGAGCCAGGACCTTGCCAGAAATCCTTACCAAGGTTCTTAGCAAGTCGCCGAACAGCACCAATCGTCTTATGAACCCAGAGATCCTGAAGCTCGCTGGCACCAGCACCACGGCCAGCCGTAGCACGAGCAGCCGACATAGCCTTGCCAGTTACAGCAATCGACTCCGAGTAATCACACCACGAAAGAGTAGCCGGAACGATATCATCGTCACCGTACGTCGAAACGGTCGCACCTTCTGTCAGTGCCGAGCTAGAAGCTTCCGACGCATTCTTAAACTCTACGTCCCAAACAAGAGTCTTCGATTGACCCGCAAGAAACGGAATCAGCTGAAGCTCAGGAGCAGAGCGATTCATCTGCGGAATGATCTTGTCCGCAAGAAGAGTAGGAAGTGCAGCGGTAATAGCTGCAAGATCAACTGTAGGCCAAGCCATTTTAAAATCCTCGAAATAGTTTCAAGCAACGCGATCCGCTTCACTTCGTGGGACCTTTACGTGCGAAACTAGGTATTTCCTAGGATCGTGCGGCTAATGCCGTTTGATGAATCCCAAGCTAATAGAGAATCTCTTCGTCCGCAACTTTGCCACAAAAGAAAAGAGCTAGCTGTTTAGGCTAGCTCTTGGTTGGTTACCCTCGACTAAGCTTCAAAGGCTGTTTAAGGCCAACTTAAATCTCTGCCATCAAATTAAGCGTACAAGCACCGTCGGCAGTATCTCGAATCACCGATAAGTGTGTACCGTTCGAGCCATGGATAAAGACTGTACCGCCAGCGGGAACCATGACGTTATTGTTACCGGCCGATGCAGTTTGAGCACCAAAACCTTGCTTGATATAGCAAGCGGTATTAGTACAAAACGAATATGCTTTACCAGCAAGAAGAGTCGATGTAACTTCCGAAGAAGTTACAACTACTGCAACGCGAATAGATCCAGCTGTAACAGTAAAGTCTTTACCAAACATAATTACTCCTCAGTACCAAGGGGAGGCATACCAGAGCAAGCGCGCTCTAAATTAATTGCCGCAATTTGCTGGGGAGTCATTTTCTTAATGTCGCGAGCTGAAAGATTCGTATTGCCTAAACCGCGCGCCGGACCTTGGCCAGAGCCACCAGCCTCAACAGCGGGAACAAACGACTTGCCTTCACCAGCAACCCAAGCTTTAAGGCCAGCCTTAGGATCGAAGTTTTGCTCGATACCGTACTTGTCCTGACCCTTAAATTTAATCTTGCCCTCTTCGTCACGAATCATAACACCGTCCTCTTCTAGCACGTTAAGTGCTGCTCGAAGAAGCTTTGGATCCGTAACACCAAGCTCGGTCAATACGCTAGAAAAAGCATTTCGCATTTCACTACGCTTGCCACGCTCTTGCTCTGCCGCGCGATCCTCTTCAGCCTTCTTACGAGCGGCTTTCTCTTCGGCAAGCTCTTTCTCCATCTTCATCAGCTTGCGCGCGACCTTCGGATCCTCTTTTGGAGGAGTAGTCTCGTCTTCGTCTTGATCTTGCTCCTCAGCTTGCTTTGTCTTTGTGCTAGCGAGCGTATCAAGCTTCTCCGAGAGGGAAGCGATAAGCTTCTCCATGCCCTTCATCTCGCGCTTAACCCGAGATGTGACGATAGCATTAATGCGCCGATTTTCAGCCTCAGCATCATCTTCTGTGTCATCGTCTTCATTTGTGTCTTCACCCTCAGAGCCCTCTTGGGTCTCCTTGGTATCATCGTCTTCATTCTTCGAAGGCTTCTTGCCTTGGGGAGTTTTCTTTTGAGCCATGGTTCGAACGCTAAGCGAGGGGTTTAGTAATTGCAACTTAGGGATTGTTTAGTCGAGAGTCATAATAAGATTCTGCGAACAAATCACATAGCTCTTCTACTTGTTGATGTGAGAGCTTATTGAGACAAGTGCTCTTCGATTGCCATTTATAGAGATACACATGCGCCATCTCATGAAAGAGAGTCTCACGCATCATGTGTAGAGATTGAGTAGGATCTATAATGATCAATCGCTGAGCAAAAATTACAATGCCTCGCAGTCTAACGCGAGTCATCGTATAAATCTGAGAATGATAGAAAACCTGAAAATGCTGCCCTAAGATTTTCACTCTTGCAGGCATTCCCTTAGGAGCCTTACGAGGCTTACCACCACGAGTCATTACTTCTAATGGTTGATCATTAAGAGGCTCGTGAAGTTGAGAAAATCCAGGCTTCTTAGGCATGGCTGTTACTGTCCTTAACCCAAACGCTGGCGGGAAATGTCTTGCCGCGCTTAGAGTCCATTAAGAAGAAGGCTTGCTTTGGATCTTCGTACTTCGCACCGACAGATAAAGCGTATGGGTTATATCCAATAAGCGATCCATTAATAACCAGATCGTAAAGATCGTGATATTGGTGAAAGTGACCGATACACGTTAGGTCTGCATGGCGAACCGTATTCCAGCGATAGAGTGCTTTCTGCACTGGAATCATAATTCCGCCGACTCCACCACCATACTTCGCATCATCTCCGTGATGAAAACGAATTACCTTATCGTAGACTTGAGCATAGGTATGCGCGCCTTGCGGTAGGACAAACTCTACGCGCCTTTCATCAGAAAACTCTCGCGCTAGGAAATGGTAAAGAAGCCATTCAATCGAATTAGCTTCGCGCGTGCTCGGTCGAGTCTTATGAGTAAGCCTACCGTGGTTACCGCTGTTACAGATAACCTTGAGAGTCTCTGTATCGGTATGCTTAAGAATGTATCTAATGCCGTCCGCAATCCAACCATGCAGCGTAGCAATCGCGTGTACTGGAGAGCACTCATTAGCCTCTAGATTCTCTTCTCGAAGATAACCTGTAATTAGATCTCCACCAAGCCAGAGAATTCCATCACGAAGCTTAAACTTCGGTTTGTGATAATTGACAAGCCACGAGACTCCAGCAAAATATCTCTCTACTCGATGTCGGGCGATCGCAAGATTATACGAATTAACTCCATTAACAGTGCCAGGTTGGACACTCTCTTCTATGTGCCAATCGCTAGCCAACGAAACCCAAGCGGCTTCGCGGAGTCCACTTTTAATTTCTCGCGGACGAATCGGCCTAACATAATCTTTGGCTTTATCAACCTTGATTGCTGTGTTAAGCTCGAATTTACATTGCTCTAACGCTTTAAGAGCTTCTGCTAGTCGAGATTTAAGCGAGAAATTATCTTGCTTTAACTTTCTCTCTGCGATGTCTCTTGCGAGAGCCTGAGCCTCTTTATTGGCTTTGGGCATACGTCGAATTCGACGCTCGCACGAGGCTAATCCTCTCGCAACTTGCTCTTCTTAGTGGTTCTTTTACGAATCTGAATACGATGCGGAATACTAGCTACGCCTTTAGGCTCTTTAAGTGTCTCGCCGATTAAATCGTCTTTGAGCTTAGCCCGATTCTCATCCCATTCTTTTCGCCAAATCACAACAGCACATCTACAACGCGGATGGAGAGGAGGGCAAACAATGCCACGAAACATTCCATCTAACGGAACTACTAGATCATCATATTCTTTACAATAAGGGCAAGTTCTACCGTCTATTGCTGCATCCCAACGTTTAAAGTACCCCGGATCGTTAGCTTCTAATTCATCCATCCCAATCAGGGCACACTCGTTGTATGCTTTGACTGTTTCGGTAACTACTAGTCTCTCTGCATAGTGTCTATAACGCTTAAAAAGACCTTCAGCTATAAACTCCGCTTTAGCGTGTGGGGAATCAGGTAATCCGCGTGTGTAAACTAAACCAGAGGGTCCGCCAAGTCTTACAAGTCTAGAAGTTAACTGATCTACAGTCTCACCACGAACTACGCCAATCGCCAACTGCTTACGAATATCTTCCCCGACTTGTCCCGCATATCGACTAGCGCTAGTAGCAAATTTCTTGAAGAGTAATTTTTTACCTTCAGCTAAAACAGCCGTAGGCTCGATCGCAATAGGTCTAATAGACCCTTCGAACATTTGACTAAATCGAGTTACCTCGGTGATCAAGTGTTTTGTAGCAAGTCCAGCGGCAAGTGTACCGTTGTGGCGTAAAACGCTTGCTATTGCTTCAGCTACTGGTCCTCGGATATTAGCAAGCGCGCCTCGAATCTGCACGAGTGCGTTTCGATACATCTGAGGAGTAAATCTATCGGCACCTTTACCAAGTGCTGTCCAAGAAGATAAGGCACGACTTAATTCTACCTCTGCCGAGTCTAAAACTTCTGTCAGCTTTCCTAATCCTGAAGTACTTAACTTAGCTACTTCGTGATTGATGTGTTCTAGAAGATCTGTTACAGGGTTCGCCATACATCTTTAGTTTTGTATATGAAATATGGTATACCACTATGATATTCAATTTT